GAGATAATAACCTACTGAATGCTCCTCCATTGCACATTGTACGTTCTGCTGATGCTAATGCTTGGAGTAGTGAAGACGGTATATCGATAACAACAGCTATGCTACGGACTGTCAGGAATGAAGACGAGCTTGCAAGGGTTCTAGGACATGAACTAGGGCATCACTATCTAAGACATAGTAATAGTTCTTACACACATGAATATGCGGCAGATATGCAGGCAGCTATTTATATGCGTAATGCACATTATGATGTTTGTAGAGGAGCTGCATTATTGAAGAGACGTAATAATAGCGGGGACGCTAATACACATCCTCCAGATTACGACAGATGGCTTAGATTTGGTTGTTAACATTCTTTACATATTCTTTACACTATAAAGGGCTTCGTGCCCTTTTTCTTGTTCTATACTTACAATAAGACAACAAATAAAGAGAATATCATGTTATATACACTCAATCAAGTTCTACAAGAATGGAAAGAAATTAAAGTTAAGAAAGAATTCTACCATTATCTATCACAAGCCTTTGAACCTCAGTACAATAACGAATTAAGTTTTGTAGGCTTTAAGAGGAAAGGAGAATACGAATGAGATATATGTATGCAGTTTATAGAGAAGGTTCAAGAGAAATAATGCACATGTTTAACACAGAATATGAGGCTAGGGCATATATAGCATTCATGCCTTTTAAATGTACAATTGTTGAGATTAAAGCATAGGAGAATATGATGCATAAAGACGAATTCATAGAACAATTACTATCTAAGATTGACGAGCTACAAGAAAGAATTGTATACTTAGAAGAAAGAGAAGTTGCTGTATGTGATAAATTGTTGGCTGTATTATCTTTTGTTGAGGAGGGGGTATGAATATACCAAGAATGATTATACAGTCCTTAGAAGTGGAGTATGGGCTTGAAGAGGGTGCATTATATAGAAGGAGTAATACAGGAAGAATACCAGAGGCTAGAGCTATTGCTTATTATTTAATAAGAGAGATTACATTCTTAACATACCAAGAGATTGGAAGATTATTTGGTAGGACTCATACAGCTATATTGTATGGGTATAACAGAATACATAAGGAATTAGATAGCTTTTCATATGAGCGTAAGTGTATTCGTATATGTTCAACAGTTACAAAATATTTACAGTATTTTAACATATATTAATGTACATTTCTCTACATATGTGCCATACTTAATATATACAAAGAGATGGAGATTATCATGTTAACAGTAATTATGTTCTTAGCTTGTGTAATAGCTTATTCATATATAACAGATAAACTAGAAAGAACTGAAAGACAAGATGCTGAGGAACAAGAAGCACAAGAAAGACATATAATCAATGAAGAGACATTAGCAAGATTAATAGGAGGACGTATGAAATAAGCATGTAAGCGGGAAAGTTTTTAGTCGATAATAAACAGAGAGGGCGTGTATATAGAGCGTCCTTCCGCATTTGTGTTATAAAAGGAGGAAGAAACGTGAAGATTCTGATTAGATCACATGAGGATTTGTTAGAAGAGAGATCAGAATTGGCTAGAAAGAGTGTGGAATTGATGAAGAAGCAGGTGAGAAGTAGTAAGAGATATGCTGAGAAGATGAATGCTTTAGCTAATAAAATGATTGAATTAGAGAGGTTATTGTATGGCAAACAATAGGAAGAATCTATTGATAATTCATATATGATAGGTTGTGTCTATATTGTATGGAGTTCGATGTATAGCATAGAGTGAGATATGTTGCGGTATGTTTTGGTTTATGCATGTCAAAGAAACATAGACTTGTCAAGCTAAATAGCCCCCTATATTGTAAAGAAAGTGTAAAGATTCCCCCTCACCACTTACATTGTAGTGTAAAGAATGCGTAAAGATGCTTGCCATGCACTGACATTGTGCTATACTTATAATATGTATAATGAATAGGAGATAGGTATGGCTCTCGCATGCCTCCTGCGTGTATGTTTAATAGCTTGCTTATAAGAAGCTTAGATAGCTAGCATGTAGGTAAGCCTAGGTTGTATAGAGATCGTTCAATAGAGAGCTTCTATGGAGCTTATAGAGAGGTAGGAGGGGGTGGGTGTGTCCCCCCAATTGATGGAGGGTGGTGTTTGACATGAAGGGTATAGTTTGAAATAATAGAAATGAAAGCTTAAGGAATTATTAAGCATTATTCCCCAGTAGGAGGTGGTAGGTTAAGCTTAGAAGTCCATCCCGCTCCTTTCAGACGAAATCCCCCTAATGATATTAGACGTTCAACAGGATTTGAGCAATCTTGGCAGACTATCTTAGTTTGACTATCATGCCTGTGTATTATTTCATAAATCTTTTCGCAATCTTTACATTCATATTCGTATATTGGCATAGTCTAGTCCTTAAACTGGTTAGGGTTAATACAATTTATATACCTACTCTCATTATTAATTAAATGTGTCCTAGCTTCTTCTAATGTTTGACATTTAGCAACAACAGAGCTTTTCTCGTCTTTTAGTTCTATTACAATATATTCTATGTTCATAATGATTTCTCCTGTACATTACCATTAATTGATTTAGCCCATGTGCCGTCAGCAAATATAACAAATTCTGTTAGAGGTAGTTCTCCTTCCTTGGAAGACATAAGCTTTGTTGTCCATTCATCTCTTTCAATCCAGAATTCTACATTATCTGTGTTCACAGGCTAATACTTCTGTTGTCCCAACCACTGTTGTAAATCTCTAGCAGGTCGGACGCTACAATCTTTAAGGTCTTCTCATTAAACAGTAGTTCTATTCTCCTGTCTGCGACGTCTATATGGGCCTTCTGAGCGATTAGTCTTAACAGTCCTCTAGCTCTGTTCTCGAAGTCTTCTAATGTCTTAGGTTCGTTTCTCATTCTTCCTCTCCTTTGCTGTCGTACACACCTAGTTCTTCTGCTTGTTCCACTAGACGCTGTAATATCTCTTCAATCTTCTCTTTCTCTTCTTTTGTAGCAGTCATTTTGCTTTCCTCACTTTAAAAAATCCTTGCTCATCTAACAATGAAGCCGGAATCTTTCCTCCATAGCCACAGTCTGTAAGAAGATTTAGTCCTTGCTCATCAAACCAGCCTATTTCTAAATCATTCATCTTAAGAACAACATTTCCGTCTACATTTTCTAAACTAATTTCTATATTAGTGTCTTGTTTGATGTGGAACATAACCCTCTCCTTTACAATATATTTAAATTATGTATTTTCCATACACATCAACCCTAGCGTACCAACCTCCATAGATACATTCTGGGAATGCTGCTGGACAACGAATACAAACAAACCAATATGGTGAAGAGATAGAAGGTCCTCTATTAACAACCCTATGTTTTCCACCATCTGAACACCTACTCCATATTATATTTTCTATATCTGCTTTCTCCTGCCAGAACTTATATGGTATTGTAATGTTCATTTTACTTTCCTTTACGCATTTTTTACGTTATTAGGGCGGTGGGCGAAGCTTTAATATAACAGGAACGAAACGCCCACTGTCTCTTTACATTTTCTTTACAGTTACACAGCCTTTGTATCTCTTCATTTCTAATAATTGCCCGCACTGACAAAGAATATCAGAATATAATAATTCATGTTCTGTTTCCTGCATTAGATGTTCATGCCATTGGTTATGTACAGCGTTTACAAGAGACTCTAACACTAACACCGTACCTTCGACATGCTTATCACAAACAACACCTCCTACGGCCTCTATTAAGCCTTGAGCTAGATTTGTTAAATCCATAGTTATTCTCCTATGTAGTGTCTAAGTTAATTATAGAACATACTTGTTAATTAAGCAAGCCTCAGGGCTTGCAATAATGTAAGATATGTGTTAAGCTATACATAAGAGATGTTAAAGATGTCTCTGTAGTATACCTGTGTATGTATCCTGCGGATACTGCAATCATGACATACAAAAACGATTCTGTCAAGGGGTAAATCGTGAAAAAGAAGATATTTGGCGCAGATTTGTACGTAACTTTTGAGGGAACTATAGAAGATTCTCAAGGTAATCAAGTAGTTACTAAGAAGAAAGAAGGTGGAAATTATTTTGTAAATATTGGAAAAAATAAATATCGGAGTGTCCCAAAGCTTGTTGCAGAGGCTTTTATTGGCCCATACAAGGGTAGCTACGCGATTATACACCTTGACGGTGATAAGTCTAACAACGCTGCTTATAATTTAGAGTATAGTAAAAATAATAATCTAGGTGTTATTGCTAATAGATGGGCTTTATATAATTCTATTCCTAAAGATAGAATTAATTTAATACTGTCTAAACTAGAGGATGGAGAAGCTATAGATGACATTGCAAAGAAATTTAAGTTCCCAACTAGTATGATTTTATACATAATTTCAAAAAATAATGAAAATAATGCCAAAAAAGCTTGACAGAATGATAAATAGATGTTATAATCAATTAAAAGGGAAGTTAAATCGTAGCTATATGTTCATATTCATGACGATAGTCTCTCCAACGATGTATCTTAACTTCCTTTATCTATTTAGTAACAATACAGAGTAAATCAAATGATAAATATATTAATCGCAGGTGGCGTAGGTTTTGTAGCCGGTTGTTTCCTCAAAGATAAAATCGTAGCTTTATATCATAAAATTATAAAATAAGAATCCTTCATCAATGAATTTCCTAGCCCTTATCCCATTATTCTCAACATTAGTTGATAGAATATTTCCTGACAAAGCGAAGCAAGACGAAGCCAAGATTGAGATGGAAAAGGTTCTTGCACAAGCTCAAGCCCAAGAAGACATGGCCAATGCAGCTAAGATGGAAAGCCAAAGTAAAGTTATTGTAGCAGAAGCTAACAGCCAAAGCTACGCAGCTCGCAACTGGCGTCCCCATTTAATGTATTGCCTAATGGCTACATACCCTGTTAACTGGATTCTATTCCCCATTCTAAGAGCAATGGGCTATGATATTCCAGCTCTACCAATCCCCACAGAATACTGGACTGTATTGTCTATAGGCTTAGGTGGTTACATTGGTGTAGATGGTATCAAAACTTACGCTGCCGCTAAGTTTAACAGTCAGAAGTTCTTTGACACTGTAAGAGCAAAGCTTTTTACACAAGGAATGACACAAGAACAAGTTGACGCATTAAACACTGCGTTAGATGAAGCAAGGAAGTAATTCATTGGAAACCAGCCTAATTGAAATAATCAAGCTAGCCTTCGTTATTGGTGCCCCTGTCGGCACATTATGCTTCCACATGTATAAGAAGCTAGAGGTTAAGCAAGAGAAGATTGAAGGGAAGCTCGAAGTACATTCTAACAGGATGTCAGAGCTTGAGAAAGCATTGTTAGAGATGCGAACAGAATTTAAATTTACCTCACGTGATATTAAAGAAATAAGAGAACTCTTAGAAAAGAATTTTAAATGAATAAACACGGTAACAGTAAATACCGTCCTAAGTATGCCAAAGATTTAAGAAATGGTTTACGTAAAGATGGATTGAGTATTGAAGAGGTTTGTAGTATTTGGGGTGTTACGGTTAATGCCTATAATGGATGGCGTAAAACCTTCGAGAAGTTTGAAGAAGCTCACCTCATAGGTGAACAACACAAGATTGCATGGTGGAGACAAGTTCAACGTGATGTAGCTTGTGGTAAAACAAATGGTAATGCTGGTGTTATTAACATGGCTTTAAAGAATGAAGCTGGTTATGTAGACAAGCAAGAAGTTGAACACAAACACGAAGAACAAATAAGAACAATTAAAATAGAGATGCTCCCCACTAGAGAACAGCTTAGTTTAGGAGCTGTATTAGAGGGTGAGTATGCCGAAGGAAGTGACAGTAAGTCTGACTAAGAGTCAAACTGAGTTCGTAAATAGCGAATCGTTATACCCTTTGTTCTGTGCTGGCTACGGTGCTGGTAAATCCCACGTAATGGGGTTCTGTGCTGTAACAGATGCAATGCATAGCTCTAATGCCGTAATAGGCGTATATGAGCCTGATTATTCTTTAGTAAGACAGGTAGCAATACCTAGAATTAGTTTCTGGTTAGATGAGTTTGGTATTAAATACACTCTCAACAAAGCTGACCAAGCAATATACACAAGCTCTCCTGGTATTGGAGATTTCCAATTCAAGAGCATGGACAATGTGGAGTCCTTAGTAGGTTATGAAACCTATAGAAGCCACATAGATGAATTAGATACACTTCCATCTGATAAAGCTGAAGCAGCTTTCTTTAAGATAATGGGTCGTAATAGACAAGCTCCTAAAGACGTCACAAAAGACAATAGGATTTGGTCTGAGAAGTCCCAAAGATGGGAGTGTATTAATAAGATTGGTGCATACACAACTCCTGAGGGATTTAAGTTCTGTCATAAGATGTGGGATGAACGTAGCGAGAACGCTTTACGTAACCCAGATTTTAAAATATATAGAGGTAGGACACAAGATAATCCTACGCTAACAGAACAGTATTTAGACGGTTTAAAAAGAACATATCCTGGTGCTTTATTAAGGGCATACATGGAAGGTGAGTTTGTTAACTTAGAGAGTGGTTCAGTTTATTATACATATGATAGGCACAACCAGTTCACTGCAAGACAAATTAAGCCAGCAGATGTATTACACATAGGTTGTGACTTTAACGTTGGTAAGACATGCGGTATAGTCTTTGTAGATGATGGTGACAAGAGTCATATAGTTGCAGAGATAGTTAATAAATACGACACACCAGATTTAATAGCAGAAATAAAGAAACGTTGGCCTAACAACATAGTTATAATGTACCCTGATGCCACAGGCGTTAAGAGACAAACTAACAATGCAAGTTCTAGTGATATAGCTTTACTTAAAGCAGCTGGATTTGAAGTACGGGCTAAAGGACACAACCCTAAGATTAAAGATAGGGTGGCTTGTGTAAATCAATTGTTTGCTAATAATAGATTATTCGTAAACACAATAGAATGTCCTGAAATCACTAAGTGTCTTGAGCAACAAGCTTATGATAAGAATGGTGACCCAGACAAGAAGAGTGGATATGACCATCCTCTAGACGGCTTAGGATACAGAGTATTTTATAGCTTTAATTTTAAACAAAGTATTTTCAAAATACCTTTTTCTTTTGCGCAAAAGAGATAAATTATGCCGGTCAACGACCAACACCCAGAATACCACTGTGCTTTGCCACGATATAAGCTTATTAGAGCCATTATTAATAATGATGCTAAATGCTATATTAGAAATCCTGATAAAGAGGATATGTGCCGCAATGAGCAGTATAAAGATGATGCTGTCTTAGTTAACTTCACTTCATTTACATTAGAAGCTTTAGTAGGCTTAGTGTTCAGCAAGAAATTAAAATTAGAATTACCTCCAGAGCTTTCTTATTTATTAGAAGATGCTACAGGTGGTGGAATAAACATCTGGCAGTTTAGCCAGAGTGCTGTATCAGAGCTTATTCAAGTTGGAAGATATGGTTTACTGTTAGATTATAATAATGACAATGGCAGAGCTTATATTAAGCCTTATTGTGCAGAGTCAATAATCAATTGGAAGACAGGCTTAGTTAATGGCACTGTTCAACCATGGCTAATAGTTTTAACAGAGACAGTAGTATTAGACTACGAAGATATATTCTCTCAAGAGATGGCTGTTCAATATAGAGTCCTTATTATTGATAATGGAATATATAAACAACAAGTATTTAATGCAGGATTAGAACCTGTAGGCGATTTAATAGTTCCCTTAGATTTCGAAGGTAATCCATTTACATACATTCCTTTCGTATTCTTAGGTTCTGATGATAATGATGCTAAGATTGATAAAGAGCCTATGTATGACATGGCTGTTTTAAACAGAGCACACTATCAAGATTCAGCAGACTACCAAGAGTCGATATGGCTCAACGGACAGCCTTATTTAGTTATTAACGTAGGTGAGAGTTCAGCTGAAGAGTTCGCAGCAGCAAACCCCTCTGGTGTGGCTTACGGAAGCCGTAGAGGATTAG